GAAAAAGAGAACCCAAAACTATCCAAACAGAATTTAACCCTTGCCGTCTTAATTTCCATTGATAAACATTTACAAAAAATCGAGGAAAAACTATGCCAGACACAAACATAAGCTCTGCAATCGCCAGCGACCTTACAAATGCTATTACTGACTTTTCAGTAGCCGCACAAAGCACAGACGGCGCAGGATCAACTAAAGAAACGACTTATCAAAATACAGACTGGTCTCAGGACTACGGATATTATAAAACAATCCCTGAGTTCAAGATTGCAATCGACACAAAAGCTACATGGACTGTCGGTGCTGGTTTCACAAGCGACGAAAGCACAGAATTATTATTATTATCAATCAAGGGCAACGGCAAAGATTCTTTTAACTCAATCCTGAAAAACATGATTAAGGTCAAAACAATCAGCAAAGATTCTTTCTCTGAGGTCATCAGAGACAAGGAGGGAGTTCTTGCCAACCTGAAACCTCTCGACCCAGAAAGCATGGTGATAGTCCAAAATGAGCAGGGAAGAATCAAACGCTACGAGCAAGTAGCTAAGACCAAGCAGCCGAACAAACGGTTCAAGCCTGATGAGATATTTCATTTAAGCCATGAAAGGATAGCTGATGAAATTCACGGGACACGGATAATTGATTCTTTAAAATGGCTCATACTTGCAAGGAATGAAGCTATGAGCGACTGGAAACGGGTTTTGCACAGGAACATTGACCCACTCTGGATATTTCACCTTGACACCGATGACACCACACAGATTGCAGCTTTCAAGACAAAAATGGACGCTGCCCGAGCGAACGGTGAATGTATGTATATTCCTAAAGGTGCAGTTGTCCCCGAATTGGTCACAACAGCAGCCAACGCCAGTTTAAACCCTGTTAATTGGATAAACCAACTTAACGACTACTTTTTTCAGGCTGTGAATGTTCCTCAGATAATAGTAGGTAACGCCAAAGAGTTCACAGACGCCTCGGGAAAAATCGTGTATTTATCTTATGAGCAGTCTGTTAAAGGCGAGCAGTTATACATTGAGGAACAGGTATTAGGACAGCTCAATATTGAGATTAATTTAAACTTCCCAGCTAGTTTACAGAACGAGCTGATAAGTGACGAACAGAAACAACCTGATATGCAGGCCTCCCAAGAGTCTGACACTACAGCGGAATTGGAGGGCAAAGAATAATGGACCAAATAATACATTCAATCAATGCAGTCGGCTTTCCTATTGTGGCGTTTCTCTTGATTTTTTGGCAAGGAAACACAATAATCAGAGCAAACACTAAGGCTATTAATAATTTAGCCGCAACAATGATAAGAAAATAAAATGGCAAGAAAAATAAGCAGCTATGAAAAGAAAGGCAGATATTCAAAAGAATCTAATACTGCACGGAAAAAGAAGAAACAGGAGAGTACCCCTAGTTCTAGATCCTCCAAAGGAGGAACAGCCACAAAGGGCTACACAGCGAGCAAAAATAAGCAAAGCCAGTCCTTATCTACTGGAACATCAGAACGGGACGATTATAAACAACAGGCAAAACGCAAAGCTATCTCTGCAAGCAAAAAGACAGCAGTTTCACAATTCACAGGTGGGACTGGTATTGTGTCAGAAACCAAAAGACCCAAAAATAAATTGCAACAGATAGCAAGCGAATTTAAAGGCGGTGTCCTGGGTAAGTTTGACCCTGCAGGCAGAGAATTTGAGACAGAATCAATGGCTACAAAGACTGGTGCTTTGGCTGGCATTGTTGGAGAAGCAGGATTTAACAGAGCATTTTCAGCATTGAGAAAAGTCAGTACAGCCCTTGCAGCTAAAGTTTTGAGTGGGGGGGGAATTGAAACTTTAAATGTTATTGGGAAAGGTATCAGATACAATGTAGCTAAGGGGGCAGAGGAAGCATATATAAAAACAGCTCAGGTTGTAGAAGTCCCAATCAATACAAAAACAGTTAGAACAACTGGAAAGATATTATCAAAGAAATTCAGTGATAAAGCCATGGCGGCTTGTGGTGGTTGGGCTGGGGCAGTATTTCTTGGCAAATGGGGACAGGCAGAAGCCAAAGAGCCTTTAGATATAACAATGGGACAATATTTAATACCCAACGCAATCCAAACTGGTGACTGGTCAATGGTGCATGAAGCAAAAGACGCTAGAAATGAATTGCTTGATTTATCATGGTGGGAAAAAGTGGCTTTATGGTCTCCTATAAGCCCTGCGGTTGGAATCCCAATGAAAATAAAGGGTGCAATCAAAGCTGCACAATTTCAAGACAGATTAATAGAAGATTTACAATATCAGCAAGAGAATGGAGAATCAACCGAAGATATGTATACAAGGATTAGACAGGAAGCAGCAGCCAGAAAAGCAGCAGAAAGACTGGAAGATGAAGCATATTATGCTCACATTGAGGAACTAAAGAAAATAGCAGAAGACCAGAAAAGAGCCGATGATGAAGCATATTATGCAGGTGTTGAAGATAAATCAAGAGCCAAAAAGTTAGAACAGCGAGCGGCTGATGAAGCTTACTGGGACGACATTCTTAACAATAAGGAGACCAACCAAAGACAGAAAGACACAGCAGATGACGATTACTGGACTGAATACTACAAAGCCCTTGCTAAATACAGGGAAGATTCCACGCCCAGTAATCTAAAATTCGGCTTGTTGTAAGTAGGAGGAGAAATGGAAAAAATAAGCAATATAGATTTAATTGACGAGCTACACAGACGGATGCACGGAAAAAAGGCCGTGCCTCAGCAGAAAGATGTAGCCTTGGAACAAGAAACAAAAGACAACCAGCAGACAATAGCAAAACAATATGCAGCGGTCTGCTCTGACTGCGGTGCAAACACCACAGTCCCTTTTAAGCCTGATATGAGCAGACCTATCTATTGCCTTGACTGCTTCAAAAAGAGGAATTAATGAAAATGACAGAAGATAAGAAAGCGGAAGAACCGGAAGAACAGCCAACAGAGGAGGGCGAAGCTCTTGAAAGCAAAACTGCAAGTGCTTTAATTGACAAAGCAAACAAAGCAGCGGAAAGGTTAGAGGAAGCTAACAAGCGTTTATCAGGTCTATTGGAGGAGCAACGCCTCATGAATGTCGAGAATGTCATGGGCGGTCAAGCCAAAGCAGGCTCACAGAAAAAGACGAAAGAAGAAACTGACAAGGACAATGCGCGGGCTATGTTAGAGGGCACAGGCTACGAAACCATGTTTGACGAGCCTGACCCAACGAAGAAATAAAAACATTTATATAGGAGTTGTCCTAGAAACAACTCCAAGGTGATGTTTTTATGGCAGATGAAGCAATAATTGTCGAACTTCTTGGTAACAAGGGCGACCCAATACGATATACTTGTGCTGACGGGACAGCTATCAAAAAAGGGGCTGTAATGGAACTGACAAGCCCAAGAACAGTAATAACAAACTCAGCAGCCGGGAAACCTCTCGCCGGTATATCTGCTTCTGAAAAAGTAGCAAGTGACGGTCAGACTTCTATTGCTTGTTATACAAATTGCATAGTTCAACTCAAATGTGCTACTACACAATGCGAGATCGGACAATTTGTAATATCAGCAGCAGCAGGTAACACAATCAAAGTTGCAGCAACACTTGACCAAGAGACAGGCTGGGAAATTGGCACAGCATTAGAGACAATCGGGGTTGGAAATACTGGCATGGTGAGGGTATTAAAATAAAATGGCAGATTCAACAGGAGAGCAGGACTTAAGAGCTGAAAACTTTAGCCGAATCGTTAAAGGTTTCGCTTTACAACAATACAAGATGAAACAGCTTTGCATGATTGAGAGCAGCAACGCTTGGACTGAGACATACTACGCAGAAACCGCAGCAGACCTTGTCGGAAAAGACACAACTGCAAGCGGAACTGTTGCAGGTGTCCCTCGACTAGCAAACTTCCCATATGGTGAAGTTACCTGGACAAAGACCTCAGGACGCAACCTCAAATACGGAATGGAGGGTGTCTTATCCTGGGAAGATGTCAAGACTAACAATGTTCCAATGATTGCAAGGACACTATTAAGAATCGCAAGGTCAGTAGCAAAGTCTGTAGATGACACCATCGCAGCTGCGGTTGTTGCAAGTGCTGGAAGTACAGAGACAGCAAACGCAACATGGGACAACGCAGTTATAGCAGACAGAGACCCAATACAAGACATACTGGACGCCAAAGCTTTCATAGAGGTTGATAATTACAATCCAAACACAAACGGCTTCTTACTTGTTAATCCAACAAACTACGCTGAATTGTTAGGGAACGCTAATGTTAGGAACGCTGGACAGTTTTATACAGACTCAGTCACCAAGAATGGTGTAGTTGGGCGACTGCTCGGCTTAACTGTTATATCCAGCAACTCTGTCACATTAGGCGGTGCTCAGGTTGTAATTGCTCGTGAAGCTATGACATGGAAAAGTGTTGTCGGCTTGACTGTTAAGACAATTGAGGACGCAGGTATCAAATTCACAATCAGAGCCTGGGAAGTCGGACAGATACAGGTTGTAAATGGTGACGCTATCTGCAAGATTACGGGTGTATAAATGGCAGCTGGAACAGTTACTGTGCATGGGCCCTATCCCATAGACGGGACAGGAGTCGCAACAGCTTTGAGTGCTGCAGGCGGTGCAATAGTAAAAAATATTACATCATGGCAAGACGCAGGCAACAGACAAGTTTGGTTTGCAGTCTGCACGGAGGCATAAATGTCAAAAATGAATCGGAAGAAAGAGTATGACCGCTTAGTGGCTAACGATAAGATTGGAAAAAAGCCAGGTCTAGCACAAGACGACGGGGCTTTAACTAAAGAGTTTGGCGAGCCAAGCATTGAGAAAGAGAAAAAGAAAAATGTCGGAAAGTAACCAAGAAGTCATTGACAGCCTTGCTGTCAGAGATATATTGGCAATCAAGAACGGCAAACTTAAGGTAGTTGATTCCTTGACAGCTAACGCAACGGCAAATGTATCAATAACAAATATTG